ATCTTTTGACTATTAGCAATAACAGACGCGAGCATAGTATCAACGAGGTTGGTGTCCTCTATATATAGAACTTTTTTCAGCTCGTTGTGTAGCTCGTGTCGTGTCATGTTTAACCAGCGTCTTGGTATTTCTTATTACTTTGTTGTTCTTCTAATGCTTCTTGTGCTATGCGGTGCCCCTCGGCAACACGTTCTTCTTGCTCCTTCTCCTCGTCCTTACGACGTTGCTTGTCTTGCTCTTCATCACGAATCTGCTGCTCCCGAATCTTCTGGTTCAGCTCTTCGCGCTTCTTATCTTGTTCGTCCCACAGAGCTTCAAACTGTGCGTCGGTGAGTCCAAGGATGTACTCGTCGGTGTAGTTGAAACACTCAATCTTATGTAGTCTCTCAACACGCTTAGCCAACAAGTCGTACTGTTCTTCGCTTAGGTTCATATTTATTTATGCTTCAATTCTTTTAATAACTTCCATTGCTGTAATTTCAGGAACAACTGTTGAAGAATATTCACCTGTTGTTGCTTTTGCTACAGCATCTATAGTGATGAAATAGCGTAATTTTTTAGGACAATGATAAGCTATCCATTGATAAATTTTCTCCATACTATTTTTTCTTCTTCTTAGCCTTAGTAAAGTTCGACCCCTTTTTCTTCTTGCCACCAGTGTTACCGCCACCAACAGCTTCTAGGAAGTGAGATATTTGTCCGTTCTCTTCTGCAATCTCGAGGTTCTTTAGGGTCAACGCTTCGATGAGAAACGCTTGCACATGACTCTTAAACTCAGGATTTGCATTGAGTGGGACGATGGTCTGGATGTCCTCGAGCACTGGAACAGGGTTCCCATCCTCATCAAGACGATCCTTACCATCTTTATCCTTACTCACCTCACCAGTATCAACGACTACAGTACCGAACACAGCAGCAAAGAGCTTACCCTTTTTGTCTGGTACGTCCTGAATCGTTAGTTTTAGTGAGTGTATTTTCATAATTATTCTTTGTTTAATTTTTCGACAGCTTGTACCAACAGATCAATAAGTATGTTCTGCTGTACCATTTGTCGTACCATTTCTTTCTGAACGTCAGTCTCAGTAAGTGCAGCTGGGCTGTTCACTTCTGTTGGGACTTCGTAGTATTTTGTTTCTGACATATTGTTTTTATTTATTAGTTTTCTTAATCTTCACAAACTTTGCTGGTGTGTCTTTCACATCACGCTTAGCGTCTTGGAACTCGTAGCCAGTAGCTTCTGCCAACAGATTGATAGTCTTCAGATTCTTTTCACGGTAATCGTGGTAAATCTTTAAGAAATTAGCAAACTGTGTCTGAAGTTCTGCGAAGTCCTTTTTTGTAATAAGCTCATGCCCTTTCCATGTTGGGTATGTGCGCTGTGACTGTCCGCAACCCATTGGTACGATGCCACCTCGTGCAATAGTTTCACGTGCTGATGAGTTCATAAATGACTCGGTTGCTGATGAGTAGTCGGCAACAGGTGAGTCCTTTAGTGCTTCATTGAGTTCTATACCCGGTTGCTCTTCCTTCTTGGTGAAGGCTTTGACGGCAACAATGATGAGCACTACTGTGTTTATAATTACTAGTGTTTCCATATTAATCTAAGATTACCCAATCGTTTGCTAGTAAATCAGTCTGAGATACCAACCATGGCACGATCTGACCATCAGCTGTCTTCATATCAACATGAGCATGATAATTTACCTCAGTACCCTCTTCATAGAATTTATTGAGTGGTGCTCGGTTCACTTGGAACGTACTACCATCAACTAGAAAGATGAACATGTCTTTACCATTCCACCCTTCTCGGGCAACTCTCTTGCCCTCTTTAAGACATTCTAGTGCTTGACTGAATGTTAAATTTTCCCTTGAGTCCATAATAATTTGGTCTTATCTATTAAGCGTATTGTTGGGCGCGCCCGCCCGATATCTAATCCCAATCAGAGCGATCAACGCTGTCTGGGTTGTATATTCTATCCTTCTTACCGGAGTAGAGGTTGTTTACCACTTGTCGAAACTTCTCGAAACCGATACGAAAGTCACATGTCTCATTGGTACAACGGTACCCGATAGGTGCATCTTTTAATTTGGATGCACAGCTCGGACAATTCATCTCTTTTAAATTAGCCCAATTCATTAATCTTTTATTATCCTTATAAACCCAATACCACAACCTCGCCAATACCTCGGCTTCCTTAGGCACAGCCACACAGGACCGATAGCTGCTTCAATGCCTATTATTGTTGTGACGATGCGGAAGTTCATACTTTATTAATTAATGTTTTTATAGCTTGTGGCATCGTCACACCATCACGCTGCATGACAATATCTATACTGTCAGCGTACTTCGCACATACATGACAGTAACAGCTATTGTTACGCGCGTAGTATGTAAGCGAAGGGTCATGGTCCTCGTGCCATAGGCACTTAGTGACCGGGTACCGACCGCGTGTATTGAACTCCAGCAAGGTTGTACAGTCGACATCCTTAGCCTTCAGTCGATCATCGTCACCTTTGTATGTCTTCTTGTGAGCCTTGCCAGCAGTATCAGTTGGCATAGCTGGTACAGTGTGGTGCTCTATATATAGACGATGGAATAAATTATCTCCCCACTTACCAGCAATAATCTGAGCTTCTTCTTCTACTTCAGCAACAGACGTGTAGCCCTTTGCGCTCTTCATTAGATCATGGAAGTTACCACCATGAGCAACATAATCACTGATGTCTTTAATGCCCGGGATATTGGATGGTACGAAGATAACTTTTGCAGTCGGCAACAGCTCAAGAACTTTGATAGCTCCCTTGTGTCCAGCTTCGTCGTTGTCAAAGCAGATATACACTTCATAGTTCTTGAGTAGGTCTACCCACTCCTTCTGGAATGATAGTGCGCCACCGGTAGAACTAACAGCTGGTATACCAAGACTCCAGCATACGAGGGTGTCGAGTTCTCCTTCTGTTATTACTACTTTCGGCTTCACTGGAATCATACGAGCTGTAGCCCTGTCTGGTTTGTGTGTCATTTGTGGCTCGGCAACAAGTTTATCTGCTCCATATAATGTAATCTTCCCCCCGCGGTCGTATAGATACTTTGGCTTAATGTCACCTTCCAGTGGGTTACGTCGATATTTATTAAAAAAGTGTTCGCCATCTATGTGATGGACCGGAATAACGATAGCGTCCTGTAGCCCTAGATGTGGGATGTCCCCAGTTGATATAGAAAAAGCGTCGATAATCTTATCTGTGATTCCGCGCTTGTTTAGCCATGAGCGAGACTGTGAGTCTAACTGTTGTTTATTCTCTTGCATAACTGCATTGTAACACACGTGACAGTAATGACGGACAGTATGCTATGTGGATAAGTGAAATATTGTGCGACATTCAGACGGCAACAACCGGCAAGATGGATAGATCACTCGGCAACAGTGGTTTACTCGGCAACACGATCTACTCGGCAACAAAGGGTAATCACTCGGCAACAGATAAGTTTATACCCCAGCGTGTTTTGCTGGGGTACGGAGTATTTGGTAGTGGTTTTGAGGGGCTGGAGAGTGAATTACACCACATGGTCAGCCCTTGTACTAAGCTTGAACCTCTTCCGTGGAAGAGCGTAAGCTCAGTATAAGGGTTTGATGTCAAATTGTCAAGCTTGTTTTGTTGTTATTGTTGGTTTTATGGAAGGTGTCAAGTGTTGAAATTTTACGCTGGGGTACGATACATCTGGGATGATCGTTATTTGTGGGTGTAAGAATAACAAAAAACCACTATATTTATATAGTGGCTCCCTGCCTCGGCTACCGTCAAGCGGTGCGCGGGTCTGTTTAGCTCGGCTCGGGTGTAAACTCTACACCACAAGCGGTTAAAAACTTATCACGGTTAAAGTTTTTATTGTCGGTAATAAATGTATTACACAGTGACAATGTTAGTAATCGTATAGCATTTTGTGCCTTGTCTTGACTTGATACCGTCGCTAGATTCCCAGCGTGGTTATAAGCATTGTTTATATCTTTTGCTATTGCTTCGTAGTGTTTTTTTGTCATATTATTCTAATTCTGGTACTTCTCTAATAATCTGACCATCTTTAGTGACCGTCAACAAATTAAATAAATCGTTATCGCTGTTTGTGTAGTCAATAAAGACTTCATTGTCACGATTAACAATATTTAATTCAAAAGAAAAATTCTTGTTTGAATCTTCAATAAAGATTGTATAGTCCTCACCATCGTTTGTGGTTTCTATTTTCATACATCTTTACTTAATACATCAATAACACATCGCATAACCTCATCAATAGCATTATATTGAGCACGTGCAAGCAACTGCCACGCACCGTCTTCAGATACAAAACCATCACAAGCATCTTCCAGATATGAAAGTGCCTGATTTTCATGTAACCATTTTGTTAAATCATGTGTATAAATATCCACATAACTATCAACGATTTCATGTCGATAATCTTCTAACTGTTCGATATTTTCGCAGTCATACTCTTCTACTTTTTGGAGTAAGTCTGCAAATGTTCCGAAAATCCAGTCATTTGGCAATTGTTGCTCGTGTGCTTCGTAAATTGCGTCTTGCAATTCTTGAGGGCGGTCATCAGTCGTATAGACAAATGTATCACCATTATCACGCTCTTTAGTTTTAAAGAAGGTTCTAAGGTGTTCCGCTCTTTTTGTGATTGTTTTCATGTTTTTTTATTTATTCTTACAAAAACGACGCTCTATATTGCGCTCTAAGCGTTTATAAAGTAGCGTCGCTTGTATTCTATTGTCAATGTGCTGGCGGTCTTCTGTTTTAACAGTCCGCATATAATGTCCGAACGTGTCGGACACTATAGCGAGTGATTAAACGTGTACTTTTATTGTGTTGTGTACCATCCAATGACAGTCACTCACATTTATTTCTAACTCTTGCGCTAGATGGTGAACAATGTCCTCTGCTTCCATGTCTTTAATGTCTTCACCTATTCTACGCACATGCGTTGTTCCGTTGTTATAGTCTAAGATTGTTATATACATATTTATTTTTCTATATATAGTGAACCATCACTATAAAATTGATAATCGTTGTTTGTTAGTGCGTCGGCTACAAATTCATCATTGTTCATACTCTCTATTGTGTCGTAACCAAAGTCACGCAATTCTTCACATATAGGAATATATACCTTTTCTTCAAATTCTTCGTGGTCTTCTTCTTCACATTCATCATTCCATAATGATATTGTTGTGCTTCGTTCGTGGTTATAGTGTCCGTTTTGCTTCACTTTAAAATGAAACTCTTTATAGTTTCCAGTCATCTCAATCATAAGTCCATCACCTTGACAATATGACAATGAATAGAAAATATTTTCTATAACAACATCATCTAAATCTTTATGATTATTTATGATGTTGTGTGCTTGTTCGTTTATATCTTCCGGCAAAAATGGCAGTTCGTCACCTTCTTTGTACCACTCTCGCGCTTTTTCTTTTGCTTCGTCGCTTAACTCTGTATAGTTGTAAACTTTTGTTGTTACTGTTTCCATGTTTAATACATTTGTACTAGTCGCGCATCTCGTCGTGCTCTCTTCGCTCGCGCTATAGTTTCTTTTAACGTGACTCGGTTCTTTTTGTTGGTTCTTGGCTTTACATTATATTTGATTGTCTCAATTATATCTGTTTTGCCGTTACGCTTTACTTTTAACATAAACTATTTGTTTATCTTTTAATGTTGCCACTACCAATGGCTACTTACACTATAGCACACTGTCTGCTATAAATGCAAGTGCCTGTTTATAACTTTTAAAGCCGTCCGCGGTTTGATATCTTGCATGTAATGTATCGCGGTGACGTTTTAAAAACGCTTACAATTGATTCTATGGCTTCACTTTTGTCGGTTTACCTTGCTTTTTACACATGGCGCGTCATTCATATTCATTTCAGATTGTTGCCGTTTATCCAATTTCGCACTATACCACGCCATTTTGAACGTCGCACAATCTATCTTTTGCGTCATTCAATCAAGATATCCTTATTTATAGCCATATTTTTTGTCCCCATCGTGTCAAGTCTGACGTGTTTTGCGACATTCATGTGATATGATGAGGGGGTGGGGGTGTATGGGGCATGATTTCAATAATTTATTGAGTGATGATACAACGGCAACCCCCTTTCGTTTCCAAATATATTTTTTTAATACTCACAAATATTACTCAGACAAATTTACAGATAAATCAAAATGGCAGTAGTAGACCCAGAAACAAACAAAGTAGACCCATCAAAAACTAACGGAGGTAAGCGGGCTGGTTCTGGTGCCAAAAAAGGTTCAGGTGGTCGTCGTGTAGGTGCTGGTCGTCCAAAGGGGACAAAAAACGTAAAAACCATCCTCAAGGAAGAAGCAATGAAGGAGGAAGCGAAAAAAAATGCTCTAAAAAAAGAATTGTACGATATGCTTCCAGACGCACTAAAACGCTCAGATCGTGCTCTTCAAAAAGCTCTCGCTGAAATTAATGCTGAAGAAGTTGAGGAAACATTCAAAAAACGAATAGCATTACACTCAAATCAGCTTCTAACAGCCATGCTTACTGCTGCAATGGGGCAACAATTCTTATATAAAATCACCACAGCCATAGATTCCAAAGGAAAAGTCAAAAAAACTCATGTCCAAGTTCGTGATCCAGACGAAATTCGTGAATATTTAGACAATCCAATGAAAACTGAAGGTCAGGATTATTACTATATTTCCGAAACACAACCAGACATCACCGCCATCAACTCTTTGTTGGACAGAATGATGGGTCGACCGACAACAAAAGTCGTAGGTCCAAAGAATTCTGACGGTAGTGAAGGACCAATTAAGGTTTTGTCTGTAAATTACAGCCTTCCAGCCCCAGAACCAGCAGAAGCTGTAGTCGAACAAGTAGTTCACGAAGCAATCGAAGAATAATATGCAAGTACAAGTCCCACACAAATTTATTCCACGTGATTATCAGCTCCCACTCTTCCAAGCAATGGATGGGGGTATTAAACGAGCCATTCTCGTGTGGCACCGACGTGCCGGCAAGGATAAAGCTTGTTGGAATTACATGATTAAGCGCGCTTTCGAAAAAGTAGGTACTTATTTTTATTTTTTGCCGGAATATTCTCAGGCTAAAAAGGTTATTTGGGACAATATCGACAACGACGGCTTCCGTATGCTCGATCATATTCCAGAAGAACTTGTTGCCGGGACCAATTCCCAAGAACTAAAAATCACCCTCGTAAACGGCAGCATCATACAGCTCATAGGTGCAGACAATTTCCATAAATCAGGTGTAGGAACCAACCCAGTCGGAGTTGTTTTGTCGGAATACTCTATCAACAATCCAGAAGTATGGAACTTCATCCGTCCGATTCTCAAGATCAACGGAGGTTGGGCTATTTTCAACTTCACTCCACGTGGACAGAACCACGCATACCAATTGCTGGAAATGGCGAAAAATAATCCAGATTGGTTCTGTCAGACTCTTACTGTTGCCGACACCAACATCCTTACAGAAGGCGAAATCGAAGAAGAGCGATTGGAAGGAATGAGTCAGGCGATGATCGACCAAGAGTATTACACTAAGTTTATTGAATCGGCAACAAGCTTCTTCAAAAATATCAATGATGTTTGTACTCTCGAAGAATCTCCACACAATCCACTACACATGTTCCAAATGGGAGTCGACCTCGCAAAATATCAGGACTACACAGCCATTTCAGTGATTGATTTGAACACTCTCGAGCAAGTGTATCTTGAGCGATTCAACCAATTGGACTGGAACTTACAGAAGGCAAAGATTGAAGCTGTATATCACAAATTCAATCGTCCTGTTGGTTATATAGATGCGACTGGCGTGGGTGATCCTATCGTTGAAGATTTGAATAGTCGGGGGATTATGCTTACTCCTTACAAATTTAACGAAGCCAACCGGAAGGATTTGTTGACCAACCTTAGTATTCGGATGGAGCAAGGGAAAGTTCGCTTATTGAATGATGAGATTCTGAAAGATGAGTTGGGATATTTCCAATATGAGATGTCAGATCGTGGTAAACTTAGAATAAAGGTTCCGGACAACCTTCACGATGATACCGTTTTTGGAACGGCTCTATCTTGTGTAGATTTGCCGGACAAACCACTGCGGGTAAATAGACAAACTAGAGGGTTCCAACAAACCACAGGTATTACACCTATGTACGGTGGACTTGAGTTTTAACGTGTTATAATTTCTATATGATTTCAGACGAATTACTATTGCAGCAACATCGTCGAGAAAAAGAAGATTCTGTTCGTTTTAAAGAGCGAAGAACGGAACAATGGAATGAGAATTATCTTTTATATCGAGACAAGGTTTTTACTAATAGATTGACACAACGGCAACCGGTTAACATTCCGGTTATTCGTGAAACCATTCAGACATGGATTTCGAAAATTGACGAACAACCTCAACTTAATTTTGAAGCTCGTGGTCGTCTACAAAAAGACAAGCGTGGAGAATTGCTTGTTAACGAGATGTGGAATTTTACATACGATTCAGAGAATCTTCAGCTGTTGGATAATCTTGACAAGAAGATTGTTGGGCTACAAGGACGCTCATTTAAGTATTGGCACTTCACTGAAGGACAAGTGCGATGTAATGTTATCGACCCATATGATATTGATATTGACCCACGAGTGAATCCTCTTAACATCAACACTGCTGCATACTTGAATCACAAAAATATTTTTGTACCACTCAGAAAGATTCTCGCTAATCCAACCTACCGAGCAGAAGGTAAACAAATGCTTAAACAGTATCTTGACTCACGTGAAGGTATTCTTCGTGCTGCTGACAATGAGCAAGAGTACCAAATGCGACAAGCGCGATTGAACGATCTAGGAGCAAACAACTATGACGAATACCGAGCGTCAGATGTGATGGTTGAAATTAATCGTTCATACAAAAACATGTGGGTTGAGGAAGAGAAGAAATTTGTACGACACATTGTTGTTACTGCCCAAGACCAAGCTATCCTATATGTTGGTCCTACTAAGAAGGCTCTTGGTATCGACTTCCTTCCATTTTCTACTTGGGGTAGTGATCCAGATTTGAATGACATTTGGTCTGATGGTGTTGCCGACTCAGTTCGCACTATCAACAAAGTCATCAACATGTACTTCTCTCAGGATCTTGAGAACCGAACATATCGAAACTTCGGAATGTATTTCTTCAATACTTTGAATGGTAACTTCCAACCACAAGCGTTCGAAGCGAAGCCATTTGGAATGTATGGCGTTCCCGGCAACCCAGATGAAATTGTGAAGCAACTTCGAATTGAACCACTTGAAGATACTACTAACGCGATGGAGTATTTGAAGAATATGGTGCAGTCATCTGTAGCCCAGACTCCAACCGAACGAGGTGAACAAATGAAGTCACGAACTACTCTCGGTGAAGTACAACTCAACTTGCAAGCATCACAGTCTCGAAACGAGGTTGTAGCGAAGCAGTATCAAACAGCATGGAAAGAATCTGGTCGTATCTGGTACGAGCTTATGAAGAACAACGCTGTTGGCTCAATGAAGCTCTACAAGAAAGGTAAGAATGGACAGACATTCACACGAAGCGTTACCCCAAACGAATGGAAAGTTCCTGATGGTTATGAATGTAAAGTTATTCTCAAGTCAGAGAAAGAACAGCATGACGATATGGAATTCCAGAAGCTTCAATTCGTGAAGCAGTCATTCCAACAGAACCCTGTTGCCCAGAAGATTGCACGTCGTAAGGAACTCGAGATTCTCGGATGGACACCAGATGAGATTGACGAGGTTATGCAAATTGAGGAGCAACCTAATCCTGTCGGTAATCCACAGTTAGAGGATGGCGAACAGCCTACTACACCGCAAAATGATGTACCATTAGGTGAAGAGGTGTTAAGTCCTCAAACTGTATGAGCGAAATCCTAAACCAAATGTTAGGCAAGCTTGGGATTACTTATAAGGATCTCAACCAAGAAGAACGCGACACGTTTAATGCGTGGCGTGATGCTTTGTCGGGCAGGAAGTTGACTGACGATGATGTTAAAAATTTCTTAGATGTAGAATACAATGATTCTGTTAAGAAGTTGGCAACATCAGAGAATTCAAAAGAACTAGACATGTTCTTGAAGATGAAAGTCGATTTTATTATTAAAGTAAAAGAATTTCTTGCGTCACCTGAAACTGAAAAGATGATGGTTGAACAGCAAATAAGTTCACAAAAATAACTATGTCACAATTCGAACTACCAGCGCGTCCTTGGAAGGATGCAGACATCAAATACATGATGGCAAACGAAGCATTACTAGACAATGAAACTCGAGCAGAACTTGGACTAAAACCAAGCGCAATGGCTCCAGAAGCGGAATCTACTCCCAGTGAAGGGGAAGGAGAAAACAAGACTCCAGAGAATCCCCAAACTCCCAAGACTCCAGAAGTTAGTGGACAGGGTTCTACAGGTGACGCACCTCAAGTAAATACACCATCAACTGGTGATGCGAACATTCCACAAAACACTACAGGTAATGCACCTGTGAACAATCAGAACGCGTAATTAGGCGCACAATCTGTTATAATTTAATTAGCCAAACCCGTTAGACCGGACGGCAACAATACTATGTCAGAACAAATTACACCAAACCCCGAAGCACCGGAGGTAACACCTGAGGAAGTAGTAACTCCCAGCGAAATACCAACCGAGACTCCCGGGACGGAGCAGACGGAAACTGTACAAACCGAATTGGATGCTAATGGGCAACCAATTGACTACCGAGCTAAGTTTATTGAATCTTCAAAAGGAGCACACGCTTTGCTAGAAGAGAACAAGAAACTCAAGTCTCAGCTAGTGGAAAAGGATCCACAGCAGGTAACACCTCAGGATTTACCAAATCGTTCACCTGAGACAGTTCCTAATCTTTACCCGGGTTTTGAAGAACTTGACCCAGCTGCACAGAAAGATTTAATTGCATATACGCAAGTTGTAGAGAACCGAGTGACTAGCAATATTCACAACGACCCTGCGATTAGTTTTGCAAAAGATTCATACAACGAGAATCGTTGGGAATCAGCTTTCGCTGCTGCTACTGTAGAGTTCCCAGAACTATCGGAAGCTAAGGCAGAGTTCAAAGCGAAATACTTTGACCCTAAGAATGTCCCTGAGAATATCAATGACATCCTTGTGGGTATGGCAAAGATGCACCTCTTCGATAAAGCACGAGAAATCGGCGCGGAAGAAGGGAAGAAACTTGCCGAAAGAGTTCAACTTGAACCTCCTACTGGCGGAGATAAAACTCCGACAGCCCACCGGTCATTAGCTGATTGGCAACGAATGGCGCAGGAGAATCCTGCTGAGTTCGCTAAACACAGTCAGCAATACAACGAAGACGTTGCATCAGGTAAGCTTAAAGAATAGATTGTCACAAGGTGAATGGTCTTAACACCATTTAATCACTATGGCAAATAATTTAGCTTCATTCACTCCGATTAAGTTTTCGCTCAAGCTTGTTGAAGTTCTCTATAACGAGACCATCTACACAATGATCGCGAACACTAAGTACGAGGGTGATATCAAGAACGCGGGAGACCGAGTTCGTGTACGAACTGCCGGAAAGATCAACCTTTCTGCGTACACCAAGCAGCAAACGCTTGTAGCACAGGACCTCAACCCAACAGATGAGGACCTAATCATCGACCAACAATACTACTTCAAGTTTGTAGTTGATGACATTGACAAGATCCAGAACGATATTGACGCTATCAACGAATACGCATCAAACGCGAAGGGTGACATGTCAGAACTGTTGGACTCAGACCTTCTTTCATACGCTCGTACTCAGGTACATGGCGACAATGCAGTAGGTACTGATTACTCAACTGGTACAGCTGCTGTTGCAGACACCACTGGTGTTGTAACAGGTACAGGTACTACTTTCACCGCAGCTATGGTTGGAGGTTTCTTCACCCGCGATGGAGGTGCTACTTACTACCGAGTGTCAGCATACACATCAGCAACTTCTATCACAGTCGTTGACCTTGATGGTGTAGCGTACACAGGTGGTGCTATTGCAGACGGTGCATACACCATTAAAGCTGCTACAGCGATTGCACTTACAAAGAGCAACGTATACCAATACATGGTTCAGCTTGGGACAGTAATGTCACAACAGCTAACTCCACGTGCTGGTCGTTACCTTGTAGCGAACGCGCAGCTTGAAGGCATCATGCGTCAAGCCCCAGAATTTATTCCAGCTGTTGAGTCAGCTTACTCAGATGTGATCAAGAAAGGTCTAATCGGTAAGCTTGCTAACTTCGACATCATCTTCTCAGAACTTGTTGACGGAGATAACAGCACAGGATTCTGGTTCCTTGCTGGAACAAAAGAATTCCTCGCATTTGCATCGCAAGTGATGAAGATTTCTGTAGTTCCTTCAGAGACAGATCCAAATACATTCGTAACTACATGTAAGGGACTCCTTGTATGGGGACGAAAGGTATTTGAAGGCAACCGTGGACGCGGAGCCGTATTGCGAGCAACTATCGCCTAACCTTTGGCTCACTCACTTCGGTGGGTGGGCTTCTAGGTTATAATATACATATGACAACTAACGAAATTACACAATCAGCTCGACGCAAAGTGCTTGAAACAACAGATGAAATTGTCAGTAATGACGTTATTCTTCTGTATGCAAATCAAGCATATATTGAGGTATATAAAAGAGTTTTCACCAGTAATGAGGTGAAGACAGTAGATGTATCATGTACTAATGGTGTATGTACACTACCAACTCGCTACGGTCGTATGTACGCGAAGGCTGTCGACCAAGACGGCAACGAGTTTGAAGAAGTTTCAATTGCAGACTTCCATCAAAACGAACAACACTATGTGTACACCATCGACAATGGTCAGCTACTTATCAGTAGTGATGATGTCACTACACTGACTACTCGTTACTTCGAGCAGCCGGAAACACTCACAACAACAGTGAATCCAAGTATCGACGATTACTTCCACGAAGTGATTGTGTACGGAACTATCTGGAGGATCCATGAAGATCTTCAAGATGAAGAACTGGCAACTTACTACCAAACTAAGTTTGAAGAAGAGCTAACACGACGTATTGCTGCTCAATCTTCATACGAGGAAACTAATCAACGTGGTGGTGAGATGTTTGGTTATCAGCGATTGATATAATATGCCTGTTAAAAAAGATACATTTATAGACATCTTTGACGATTTATCGAAAGTAATAGATGTGGATGATAGCCGTGGGCGTTCAGTCCCACAGAACATGAACTTCATTGAAGAAGGTTTTTTGTCGAAGGACACTGGCTGTAATTATCTTGGCGGAACAGATGCAACTACTGAGTCTCACTCTATTTTTCATTACAAAAAGAAGGACGGAACGGAGTATAAAATTCGTGCTTTTGGATATATTCTTCAACAAGAGATTGCTGGTATATGGACAGAGATTCAGCGCAGTTCACAAACAGTAACTGTAACAGCAGCAGATCCAGCTGTTGCAACGGCAACATCTCACGGCTTTGCAGTTGATGATTTAGTGTATTTCACAACCACTGATACCTTGCCGGCTGGAATGTCACTCGACACTCCTTACTATGTTCTCTCCACAGGACTCACCGCTAATGATTTCCAATTCTCTCTCACAAAGGGAGGTACCGCTGTCGCTACTACAGACACCGGAACTGGTACTCATAGCGTCCATCAAGGATGGCAGATTGGTGAACGATTCGGATTCAAAGTGTACGACAATGACCTATATGGTTGTAACGCTGAAGACAACTACTTCAAGTGGGATGGTACTACTTTCACTGAATATGCTTCAGCTCCGAAAGGAAATGTCCTTGAAATCTTCGAAGACCGTATGTTCGTTGCCGGCGTAAAAGCCGAGCCACTTACTGTGTATTACAGTAATGTCGGTGACGCTACTACATTCACCGGTACTGATATTCTTAAACCACTCGGAACAGATAGCGTGAAGGCTCTTGAAAACTATTTCGGTACTCTACTCATTTTCAAAGCAGATTCTATCTGGAAGCTTACTTTTGTATACGACCAAGTTGCTACTATATTTGTACCCAAGCTTGAAATTCAGTCAGGAAACTATGGTGCTGCATCACGTAAGTGTGTTGCTTGGGTAGAAAACGACCTATGGTTTTTCACTGGTCGCGAAGTGCGTTCCATTGGTTATCAAGATCAACAAATTGGTATTCTTGGTATCAATACTTCTGTTATTTCAGAGCCTATTAAAGAAACACTTGAGAATGTGAGTGTTGAAGACTACGACACATGTGTTGTTTTCTATCACGACAGACGATTCTACTTGTCGGTACCACTGTCTACTGACTATAACGACACGACATTTGTATGTCACACACTTCATTCAAACAACTGGACCAAGTATGTAGACCGCATTAAGGCTACAAATCAGGACTATATGGAGATTGACGGTAACATTTTCACTGCAAAATCAGCAGCACCATATGGAGTTGTTCAATGGAGCGAAAATCTACTTAATGATAACAGTGCAGCCATTCCATGTGAGGTGTTCTTTGACCGTTTTGAGGACAAAGACTTCAACAAATTCATCCTATATCGCTACCTTGACCTTATGTTCAAGGACTTAAATGCGCGTGTAACGGTAACAATCACTGAAGATGCAAATGACAACCGATCTTCAAAGACAAAGACGTTTGTAATTGGTTCCACCACTGTCTCTGATGACCTCACACTAGGTGAAACACCTGTCGGTGATGCTCAATTCGGTGATAGTTATGGATATACTGTTGAATTTAGCCCATTCCAGAAGCGAAGGCTGTCAATTCTAGCGAAGAGTCAGTCTGTAGTTATCGGTCTTTCGAACAATAATACCGGTGAAACTTTCACTCTTGCACAGTTCGCATTATCAGGTGACAAACGTCCACGAAAGATGTTTAAACCAAGTAAAATCGTATCTGTTTAGTGTTATAATTAATTTAATAAAATCAATATGGCAATCCCACTCGCACAAAACTTCTTCAAAGAGACAGTCGCAACAGCTTGGACAGCTGGAGCTGGTAATTTCTATGTCTCAACAAAACCAGTAAACGACACTGGTTACTTGGTGATTTCTCCAGCGAATTCTTCTCTACGTGAGATCGTGAAATTCACAGCTGTTGGTACAGATGGCGGGGGTGATTTCGTAACAATCACAGCTGCTAATCGTGGACTTGGCGGGACAACAGATCAAGCTCATGCAGTTGGTGAAGATGTATACATGAATGTTGTAGCAGAACACCTCCAAGAAATCTCAGACGCTATTGACCAGATTGTTGCAGCGGGTGCACAGTACGCAGATGAAAACCAAATCGGTATCACAAAAATGAATACAGCCCCAAACAATTCGATGGGTACTGTTACTATGACCATTGCTTCTCCGGCTGTTTTTACTTTTGCTTCCCACGCGCTTGATGCGAATGATATCGTAAAGATTACGACTGATGGTTCACTTCCTACTGGAATTACTGCTAATACTAAGTATTACGTTATTTCATCTGGACTCACTACAAATACATTTCAACTTTCGGCAACACTAGGTGGCGCAGCTATTAATACTAGTGGTTCACAATCTGGAACACATACTCTTATTGATATTACTCCAAAGGCAATTGGACCAGATGACCCAGCTTTACCAAGCACAGATCAAGCAGCTGCTTTAGCTGGAGGTGGAGATTTTGGTACACCTGATGCAGACAATAAATTCACAACAGAAGAATATGTTGCACAGACAAAAAAGTCCCTTACTGCTGGGGAGACTATAAATGGAGGGACTCTGCCTGTACCAGTGTATCAAAATAAAACTGACAATGAGTTATATGCTTGTGATGCAGATGACAACACTAAGTATAAATTTATTGGTTTTGCTACAACAAATGGAACAGACGGTAATCCAATCACGCTTCAAACTAATGGTATCGTTGGAGGATTTACAGGTCTTGATGAGGGTGAAAAATATTATGTGCAAGATACTGCTGGCACGATTGGCACTACTACAGGTACACAAGAGATTCTTGTGGGTGTTGCTATAAGTCAGACTGAAATTATTATCCAAAAAGGAAGGAGATACAATTCAGGTACAGGTTCTTTTTCAGCAACAGGAACAGATGCTGTTACTATAGGTTTTAGGCCATCTAAGGTTAGAATTAGAGCATTTTTAACAAGTAATGTTGATGTATTTAGTGATGGCACCTGGATTAACGGTGATTATGCTTGTACTTTTCGTGGAGATTCTAATGGTTCACAATCATACACAGGTCAAACCACGACATCCTATATTGCTGAGTTAATATTTGACTCATTAGATCCTGATAGACATAGATTTACCATCACTTCTGTTACAGACACTGGCTTTACTATTAGTAATACTAAAACAGGAAATGTTGTTGATGTTTATTATTTATGGGAAGCAGAAGGTGAATTATAAAATAGTATGGCAACTCTTACCCAAGAACAAACAAAAAGTCTTTTAGATCAGATAGCTGAAGCACAACGTCGACTTGATGAAATCAAGCGTATTCAGTCTGGCGGGACTACTGCACCAAATCCAGCACTTGAATTCGGTGCTGCTGGCCGTGGAGAGATGTTTGAAGGTCTTCCTGAAGCTGACGCACAAGCTCTTTCAGGTCAGATACAAACGGCAACAGAAGCTGGTGTACCAATGTCAGAACTTGGTACACGTGACCCTGAGACTGGTAAGTCATTCCTTGAAGATCCTTCTAGATTCAAGCCAAAGACTCTTTCTTCAGGGCAATCAGCACGTTATGTGAGTTCCTTCGGACTTGAAGGTATTCTTGACCCTTCATCTTTTGCTGGTCTTACAGCTGAAGAAGCTAATCGACGTGGTATTGAAGAGGTTGCGAAGCGTCGAGGACAGGTATCTGCTCAGACATCTTTTGCTTTCAACCCAGAGACTTTGAATCGTACACAACGAGCTATCGACAAGCTTGGTTTTGCCCTTGATGATGTCGACAACGACCCATTTGAGCCACAAGAATTTAAAGAAGAGAATCGTGCTAATACTCTCGAAATCACTAGTCGTGAGATAGGGCAGCTTTTTAATAGTCCAGATGATTTGCTTGCAGCATATCAGACAAATCCTCAATTCCGTTCATCTATTGATTCTTTTGTAGAACGAGGTGGTAGCATTGACAGCATCAGTAAGAACATCTCAGCACCTGTTGCCGGAGATGACCCACAAGATCCAGCTTCATTCCTTGGAAATCTACGCAATCCACAAGCAGATCCTATTGCAGAACAGCAAGCAATTGACGAACTCATGCCTGAGTCAGAGATTGCACAAGCTGAAATTGCTCGTATTTCACAAATTCCAGAAGACCTCAAGACTCTATACTTCGGTGATGCCAAAACTATTGGTCTTCTTGAAATGCGTCAAAAGCAATCTGAAGAAGAGATTCGAATTATCGAAGAGAAGCAGAAGGATGCGAAGCGGACAGCTCGTGATCGCGCAAGTCTTCAGATGGATCGTAACCGCGCTGAAGTGAAGCAACAAAAAGCTAAGATTGAAGAGAACCGTCTACGTGCCAAGAACTACATGACTGGTGCTCTTGCTAAGCTTGGTGCTCTCAAGACAACTGGTGCTGCTCCAGTAGCACTTCAGACACTTGAAACCAAGTACCAAGGTCAAGTATCACAACTTGAGACTGCATACCAGTTTGCTGAAAGGGAAATTGAAATCGGTCTTGAAGAAGATATTGATTCAATAGAAAACAACTCAGCTGAAGCTATCTTGAAGATCCAAGAAGACCTTACTCTCGATACTGAGAAGGTTACAAAGGAAATCCTTAAAGAACAGCAAAAAGCTGAGAAGGAAACATATCGTATTTCAGAACAATACGCTCGTCGTCTACGTGAGCGTACTGCTAAGTACACAGCTGATCTCAAGAAGGAAGCTGAGAAGTATGCTAAGGAATACGCTAAAGTTGCTTCAGACAATCTGAAGACACGTCAACTTTCAGAGAGCGTTGGTGAAGGTGGTTATGTAAAAGGTAAGGGAGTTCTGCTTCCTGATGGAACATTTACTGATCTTCGACTAACACCATCTCAGCAGCAAGAAATAGAGAGCGCAAACATCTTTGGAGATAGCACAATGCGTTACTTCTTGACTCTACCGAACAAGTTCCGCGATGAATTTGCTCGTGAGTCTATCTCACTTGGACGTAATGTTCACTCAGTAGATGAGATACAAGTTGCGTTTGAAGAGTGGACTCGTGCTCAAGATGAGGATGAGGGTGATGATGATGACGTATTTTAAAATTATATGAGTTTCTTCCAAGACATTTTCGGTGGAGCAAAGCGAGTTTTGGACAAAGGTAAGGACGTTCTACAAGAACAACTTAGTTCTGAGATAGTCTTTGACCGCGAACAAGGTATCGTTAGCGACACAGGCAATAAGCCAAAGATACTACAAACCGGTAAGGATATTTTTCTACCCGGACGTGGTTTTACTGATGAGCAAATTAAAGAAGCAGAAGTAACTCGACGTGATGCGATTGTCGGTGCTGCAAAGACTGGAGGTGAGATTGCACAAGGTGCTCTTACGCTTACACACATGCTTGGAAATAAACTCGCTGATACGCTGTTGCCGGGCTTCGACGCTGAAGCAGCAGCAGCTTCTCGTAACCAACTCAATGAACGTATATCAGAACGACTAACACCAGCTACCGCGGGTGAAGCAAGAGCTATGAGGTTCGGAGATATTCTTGGATTCGCTCCTGTTGGATCTGTTAGTAAAGTGAGTAAACTTGATAGTCTTTCTGATACTGCAAGAAACAGTCTTAAAGTAGATAGAACTGGAGTGAGAGAAAAGTCGCTTGACTTTCTTCGCAAGAATCCAGAAGAAGTAACAAAAGGTGAGGTTCGTCTTCGTGAATTAGATGACGGCACTATTCATATTGAAGATGGTCGCCACCGACTAGAGGTCGCTCGTGAGACTGGTGCCGTTCCTAACATTGTGGACGTTACTCCAGCATACACAGGACGACCATCACAGAAAGTTGCACAAATTAAACAAGATATTGGTCCGGCGCAAGTTGCTCCAACCAAGCCAACTAAGCCTTTTAATGCTCAAGAGTATGTACGGCAACAGGTGAAGGAACGTGAGATTGCTCGTAAGGGTGAGTCTTCATTTGCAACCAAGCTTAAAGGTATTAAAGATGAGACAGCGAATAAGCTTGTCGACTTTACTGCGCCTATTGAGAGTCGATACTTTAATGCTCTTAAAGCTGATCCAGATTTTGCAGCGTCACAAGTCAATAAAACAAATATTCGTGATCGTATTGATAGGGTTCTTAATGCTCCATCAGTCACACATGGTTTCGTAAAAGATAATGGATTGACTTCAGTCATCCAAGGAGTGGAGGATATTGATGAATTCGACCAGTTCTTAATCGCACGTCATTCACAAGATTTGGCTGCGAATGGTGTCAAAACTGGTCGTAATCTGGAAGCAGATCAAGCTTTAATTGAAGCACTTGGACCAAAATACCAAGAGCGAGCAGCTCAAGTTACTGAGTACAACAATCGACTACTTGATTACATGGTCGATAGTGGACTCATTAATAAGAATCTGCGTGACGGTCTGAAGGAGAAGTACCCTAACTATGTACCGCTTCAGCGTATTTTTGATGAGACAGAACGTGGTACCGGCTTCTCACGAGGTGGTGTAGCTTCACTTGGTCAACAGTCAGTGATTCAGAAGATTGTTGGCTCTGAAAGAAAGATTGACTCTTCACTTGAGAGCATTATGCAAAATACGAATAAAGCTATCACTCAAGGTGAGAAGAACAAGGCTGCTCGTGAGATTATTGGATATGCAGATCTTAAAGACAATCCATTCGAGCTTCGTAAAATTGCAAAAACTACAGATGCTGCTGCTGATAAGGGAACCATTTCAGTTCTTGTTGATGGTAAGAAGCAGATTTGGGAAGTAAATAAAGATGTTGCCGACGCAGCCAAGCAACTCGACGTTCAACGACTAAACATTCTCGGGCAGATTATGGCTGCTCCAGTTCGTCTTGCTCGACTTGGTATCACCGGTATCAACCTTCCATTCGTTGCTGCTAACTTCGCACGTGACCAAGTGTCAGCGTTCATTATGTCTGATAAAGGGCTACGTTCATCAATCGCGAACCCACGTGTCTGGCTTGCCGGTATGGGTGGTGCTATCAAGCACAACAAACTATATGACGAGATGATTTCTGAGGGTGCTCTTATGACCTCATTCGACCTTGCTCGTAATAAGGCTGCACCTAACGTAGCTCGACTTCGTTCTGGTAAAGACTTACCTTCAAAAGCAAAGTATCTTGCTCGTAATCCTCGAGAACTCTTCCGCGCATTTGAAGACCTTGTGGGACGTTCAGAAGAGCCTACTCGTATGCAGCAATTTGGCGGTGCTAAAGAAGCAGCTCTTGCTCGAGGGGCTACAGAAGAACAGGCACGTGTGATTGCAGCTCGTGCAGCTCGTGAAAACTCCACTAACTTTGCTCGTCGTGGTGAATGGGGTACGGTGATGAACTCAGCGTTCCTATATCTTAATGCCAGCATCCAAGGTTCTCGTCTTCTAATTCGTAACCTTAAAAATAAGCCAGTGGCTACGAGCGCGAAGATTGCGTCTACTATTATGATGCCAACCGCAGTGATGACTTACTGGAATCTTAGTGATCCAGAGCGAAAGAAGGCTTACGAGGACATTCAAGATTACGAGAAGGAGAACAACTTCATCATCGTTCCACCTAATCCAACTAAGGATGAGAATGGACGATGGAATGTAATCAAGATTCCACTTCCAGCTGGTGTTGGACAGCTTGCAAACAATATTCGTGTACCGATCGAAGCATCACAAGGTCTTGATGAAGCTAGCTTTGCTCAAGCAGCAAACAACATTCTTCGAACAGTATCACCTGTTGACCTCGAGAAGCCAGCTAATACGGTAACACCACAAGCTGCGAAGCCTATTGTGCAGTTCGCAACAGGTAAAAACCTATTCACCGGAAACGACACTGTACCGCGTTCATTGCAAGACCTACCACCTGAACAACAAATTAAGGACAATACATCTGGAACAGCACGTATAGCTGCACAAGCAGTCGGTACTTCACCTGTAAAAACAGAACAACTCGTGAAGGATGTCTTTGGTGGTATTGGTCCACAAATCCTCAGTGCTTCTGACCGAGCGTTAGCTGCTGGAGGTGTTATTGATGAGTCAGAAATCGGAGGTCAGACTATCCGTGAAGGTATTTCTCGTCGATTCAGTTCTGCTGCTGGAGGTAAGACTGAGCAAGAACAACTTACAGAAATATTTGATCTTAAAAAAGAGAAAAGAGGTGAAGCAAAAGAGCGTTCTCTACAGGCTGAAGAGCTATACAATACCTTCAAGTCTATGCCGAAAGAAGAAGCCAATGCAGAGATGCGTAAGATTAAAGAGGAAGATAAACTGCTTTACGATAAGATTGTCGATATCAAAAAATCTGATGACCTTGGTCTTTCTTCAACTGAACGTGCTATGAAGCAACTCGGAGTGACTGATGGTACTCGAGCACAATATATCTATGACCAAGCTAAGGTGATGGATAGAGAAGAAGCAAATGCGTACATCAAGGATCTGCGCAACAAGAAAGTAATCTCAGATGCTGTATTGAAACAGATAAAAGAACTGAGAGCTAATGATACAATCTAAGTATGATTAAAGACCCTTACGCAAAAGAACGTCGGGCATATCATCTGACAAAAAGACACTCAGAGAAATTGATTAAGGAGACAGAAGAGCGTCTTGTACAGCAAATAGCTGATATACCTGAACCGGTAATACCGGAACCAGTACCGATTGAGTCCATAGCAGCTCAAGTTATGGCTCTTTTGCCGAAGCCGAAGAAGCTTAAAAATAAGAAGAAGGCTGCAAAAGGTCTTGCTGTCGTTACACCTGAGGATGTAATGGCGATGATTATGGCTTCTCTTGAGGATGTTAAGAAGGAGTACACGAAGACTGGTGACACGGTGGTTATCAATGAAGCACCACAGCGAGTAATCGAAACTGTCCGTGAAATCATCCGTGAGACTGGTGGTGAAGTTGACTATGAGCAAATCAATAAGGAACTCGACCGTAGATTCATCGAGTGGCGACAATCATTCACCATGTCTGGTGGGGCAAGTTCACTTAGTCAGATGACCGATGTGCGTCTTGACGGTCTTCCACAGGATGAGCAGGGGAATTATCTGCTTGGTCAGACGGTTGCACAAAGCTTCGAAACAGTCAGTAAGAACCTTAATAGTTATCCATTCACTATTAATTACAGTGGGTCACAAGTGTCTTCTGTTGTCTATACTGTGCCGGATGGAACTATTACCAAATCAATCACTTATGATGTAGATAATAACGTGGAATCCGTTACATTATCTGGTGATTTACCGTCCTCAATTACAGCAACAACAAAGACAATTACATACTCTGGAGGGAAGATTTCGAGTGTGGATTATACATAATTCATAGACAAAAACACTCTCTATATATGTTACAATTTATATAAATAACAGCATTAAGAATCAATATTAAAATATGGCATTAATTACAGATCCAGACAATCTGTCTCAAGGAACCTCTTCCGCTGAGACAATTGCGTTCACAGCTTCTGCCGGGGCTGTCACAACAATGACCGGTACTGGACTCCCAGCTATTGCAGCGGGTGAGTTCTTCGAAATCCGTGACCACAGTGTGGCCGGTAACAATGGGCTTTATGAGGAAACAGGTGGTACACCAACCACTTCTTCAGTGACTGCGACAAAAGTTACAGGAATCAACCCTGTAAACTCAGCTTCTGAAGCAGTGACATGGCTAGGTGATAGCAATACTCAAGCAAAAAATGTTCACTTTGATACGGACGCTCTTGAAGTGTACCTCCTTGAACAAGGTGGCCTTTCAACTGACGGTGTAACAAAGCTTGCGTTCCACTCCTTTGCCAAGGAAGAATGGAAGTCTGATGCCTTTCTTATTGCTGCTGCTCCTTTCCCAATGGTTGGTATTTCATTCGCTGCGGGACAATGGGTATGGGGACAAGACCCATCTGGTAACAACTCAGGTTGGAAGCCAGCTGAAGACAATGCTACCCACAGCATTAATACTCGTCGACTATTCCGAAACGCTGGATGGGACGAAATTGATTCTAATGGAAACACTCTCAAAAAATACTTCAACGTAACAACTCTTGGTACGTTCGAAGACTCTGCAAACGACCTTGCATACTACTGGTTCGGTACAGATGCTACTGATACTGGTGCTGCAACCAACTATCAATTCGCTGGTCCGGTAAATGAACCGGTACTCTACTTTGATGAAGTAACTGGTCCAGACACAGGTACTGGATTTGCTATTACTACCTCAAATACAATCACACGAAACGACGGTGGTAACTGGACTACTGACGGCTACCAAGTAGGTGGTCAAATCACCATCCGAAATGCAGAAGATGTTGGTAACAACGGTACATTCGTACTTACTTCTGTATCTAACTCTGTTGATGGTGCGGTAACAGTATCTGGTACTCCACTGACCAACAATGCTGCTGACACAACACTTATTGCTGCGGTCGATAACGATAACGTATTTAATACTGCGATTCGTGTACGTGACGGCGATCCTAACGGTAAGACATTCGGTCAGGCTGACCTTACTTCTGCCGGTGAAACTGAAATCTCATCAAAGATTATTAAGTTCCCACTTGCGAACATTACTGACTTGGACGTTTCTGAAACAGATGCAAATGTATCTACTAACTCACCGTATACAGAAGTTCGTCTTCGCTACCTTTCTGGTACATACAATCGTGAAGTAGACTCAACTACTAAGCGAGACTACGGTATTGTTGTTGATGTGGGTACTTACTCACAAAGCAACGGTGCTTCAGCAACCTCTACTCTATTCAGCTCTGCATCACTTAACCTTGGTGCTGGTGAAGCTTTAGCTGACTACACTGGTGGATCACTTATAATCCATGAAGGTACTGACCAAGGTACTCACACTATCTCTGGTACTCCAGTAGATAATGCTGGTACTCTTGAGATTACACTTACATCAGCTCTTACAGCCACTGAGTCAAACCTTTCATTCACTATGGAGCGAGCAACACCGCTTACTGCTACAAAGAATGAAATTTACGAAAAGGTTCACTACCAACTTCGACAAGACGCGGACATCGACGAAACTGCTAACATTGTTACAGGACGTACTGCCGATGACCTCGCTGTGTTTGTCGGTCCAGACATTCGATTCGGTTCACTAAGTCCTACAAACCCTAACGGTGGTGGTTCAGGAGTTATTGTTGAAGGCTTCGATGCTAACGATACTAACAACATGTTCTTCTTCGATAACACAGGAACCTCTCGAAACTTCCCGTTCGTTGCTGCTGGTACATTGAACTTCTCACAAACACTTGTGGATGACACAGATGGTGAATACTGGCTATTCTACGAATACACCAACCGTACTACTAACTCAGATATCGACACTGTAACTCCATCAGGAGATACTTATGACCTTGAAGGTACACTTGGTACATACGCAGTAAATGATTACCTCCAAATCTCTGGTTTCGCTCAAGAAGCTAACAACGGACTCTTCATTGTTGAAGCAGTGAACGTATCAGGATCTGATTACACTGTTCGTAAGATTGACGGTTCAGCAGTAGGTACAGCTGAAACTAACCAGACAGTGAACGTGGACGAGAATCCATATCCGTCACCAGATGCAATCATCGTGGATGACAACTCAGGAGCTGACATTGCTGGTGCAGTAAATGCTCTATCAGCAGGATTCGACTTCGATTACGACAACAACACTCAAGGTGGACGAACAGCAGCTACAGATGCCAACGTGGTACTCGTTGCAGCTGGACTTGAAACTGGACAGGTAGCTGTCGTGAAGGGTCTAACTATCACACGTTCAACTGGTCTATCGTTCTCAGTAACATCAGCCCTCGAACGTAATTACTCAAATCCTTAAACTTAAAAAATAATCAACTATGGCACAACAATTTACTCTCATTGATAATGAGACAAAGCTACCAGCTGACGTATCAAACGGACATATCTTCGTTTCAGCCGACCAAGATAACTCAACAGGAACGAAATACCAAAGTATTCGTATGGTTATCGACTACAAAAACCTTCAGTCTTCTGACGGTACAGTAGGTCTTCAAGCTGTAATTGAAGGTAAGGCAGCTAATGGTGAATACTACCCAATTGCATACCAGTTTGAGGATTTCCGACCTGTTGGATTCCAGCAGTTCCGAGAAATCAATCTCGATCCAGAACTTGTATGGTTCGATCCGGGTATCGACAACATCGTATACGTTGGTAATTCAACCATTGGACAAATCTCTAACCAGCAAGGAGTGTTGCCGGAAACATGGCGAATGTGTATCAGGATTACAGATCCAAACAACACATTCCAATCGGTACAACTTTCTGCTTACGGAGAGCTAACAAAACCTGTTTAATATGTTTAAAAAGGACACAGGCGGAAAATGTCCGTACTGCGGTTCACAGGATTTCGTTGAGGTTGAGGAACTTCGACCTCATCGAGAATCGGTGAAGTGTGGTAATTGTGACAAGTACGCAGTAAAACACAAGAATGGGACTGTTTACCCTCTGGTAGATCCGGAAGATAAGCTGTCCTCACCAGCACCGATAACTCGGTAACAAAATTATTATGGCAGCAGTATCAGTATCAGCACAAAATACAAGGCTCACGGATGCGGAAGCCACAACAGAATTTGGAGACATCGGTGGTGGAGCTGGCGGAGCACTAGAGACTGATTTCAAATATCAGAACGCTAATTGTTATGCACGAAAAGGTGCTTCAGGATCACGTGGAATTTATTTCAGTGATTCAGTAAACACAGATATTTCTGGTACTGGTACCTATCAGACGATAATGGTGAAATATATTTGCACCACACCCGGACTGCTTTCTTCTTTAGCAACTCCGGGTATTCGTCTTGAAGTAGGAAGTGGTAGTACCACGACTACATATAGCTCAAACTTCCACTATTATGATGTACAAGGTAATGACACCTACCCTATCGACAAGTCATGGCTTGTGGTTCCTATTGATCCAAACATTGCTTCTCACCGTACAGGTACGACTGGCTCACCATCACTAACAGCGTTCGATACGCTTGGTATGAGATATGACCAAACAGGGGTATCTAAGTCACCAAATGAAGGTCTTGATGCGGTTGATGTAGGTGCTGGACTTACGCTCACCGGTGGTGATGGAGCTGATGCTGACGGTACATGGCAAGATTTCTCTGATGCTGATTGGGGTACAGCAGCTAACCGATATGGCTACGTTCGTGAGAGTGAAGGTGTATTCCTTATTTATGGAATGATGGTAATTGGCTCGGCAACAGATACTGTTTTCACCGATTCTAACCAAACTATTGTATATCCAGATGGACTCTTTGCTTCTGGATTTTCAGGCTACACTATCGACTACTCAACAGGAAATGTATTCACTGAAACTAGTGTCGTACACATTGGACAAGGTACAAAAGCGGGTGAAGATACGCGACCGGTCTTAGGTTCAGCTAATGCTGGAGGTACAGGTACGGCGACTATTACCGGTAACACATACATTAATTTCAATACTATTACCTTCGAGTCAGGTGCAACAGTGAATGGTAGCACCTTCCTTAATAGTGAGAAGATTACACAGAACGGAGCAACTATCGACGGTTGTGTTATTGAGGGTGCAACTACAGCTGATGGTGTAGCCTTCATTGAGTCAGACGACCCATCACTCATCTCTAACTGTGACTTCACATTCTCTGATGGTCACGCTATCGAGATTACTACACCGGGTACATACACGTTTACCGGTAACACATTCACCGGCTACGGTTCTACTGGTACAAACGACGCCGCTATCTACAACAACTCAGGTGGTGCTGTAACCATCAATGTTGCTGGTGGTGTAGCGAGTCCAACATACCGTAACGGAGCAAGTGCCACCACTACCGTCAACAACAACATTTCAGTTACTTTTGATGGTATGAAAGACCTTACAGAAGTGCGTATTTACACTGCTGGTACTTCAACAGAACTAGCTGGTATCGAAAATGCTACAGCAGGATCTACTGATGACCGGTCATTCACTGCTTCTATTGCTGCTTCTACAGTCGTAGATTATGTACTTCACAGTGTTTTATATGAGACAATAAGGGTAGAGAACTTTACGTGGCCTAACTCAGACTCAACTATTCCGGTCCAGCAAAGGTTCGACAGGAACAATAATAATCCTTAATATGGCAATTACTTTTGACGGAGACAACCTAGAAATAATCGTTACAACAACCGGCACATACGACGCTAAGGAGGATATTTACTCTGACTGGAAAGTTTGGTTTAAGACGAGCGATAACGCTAAGTACCCACTCGCTTTTGATACTACTGGTGGTGATCCACTCGACGCTACTACTGATTTGTCTGCGTTCTACTTCCTTAGAAACGACTTAGGATGGCGTATTAAAATGCCTGAAGCTAACGGAAGAGTAATAATTAATGGTGACTTGTTCCCGCGTGACGATACTATTGACCTGTTTACACCATCCACAGGCTCATTTAACGTGTTTCTTACACAAGTTGTATCGAGTAAGTCACTTGTGAGTGATGGTGCTGGAGGTGGTGGACTAACAGCCCAGCAAACTCGTGATGCTATGCTTCTTACTCCAACAGGTAGCGAACAAACTGACTCTGTGGACACAAAGATTCAACAGGCTATCGACGCAGCTATCATCTTCTAATGTTATAATATAAGTGTATGAAACAATTTCTACCTATCGCTTCAACCCTTATTCTTGGTATCTTTGGTACTTTTGGTATTGAAGCCGACGAACAAACAGTATTAGCATTAATAACAGGACTCGCAATGGCAGGTACTTCTATTTGGACTATCTACAAAGCGAACAAATAAACAACGTATGGCAGATCATCCATCCCACAACATTGCGGACATCGCCACAACCGCACTGGCAAATAAACCGTGGATAGGGGTAGCGAGCACAACAGGCTCAGGTGCATTAGGATTAATGAATGTGCTCACTCCTTATCTCGAATTCAGTACATTGGTCTTTGGTTTTTGTATTGGACTCATCACTCTTATTGGTGTAATTCGTAAGCATCTATTATCTTTAAAATCGTAATATGAGAATACTAATCCTTAAAGACGCAGCAATACCAAATCAAGAGCTGGAAACCCTTCAGCGACAGTTTACTGATTGGATGGAGCATAATGCGGAGATCACTCCGAAGTATACTGTGATGACTCGTGACTATAGGGATTATCCTACATATACAGATTCAGATGGTGACGAAAGACCAACATATGAATTCCTTAAATCAGAGAGTAACGACGTGTATAAGCACTATCGTGATACCGTCGATCATGTTGTCGTTCTTGTACATGAAAATAACTGGAAATCAGATCCACCCGGACCAAATAACGGTATCTGGGGAACCAACTACAGCTTCAAATTCCGTTCATATCAACTTCATTACTGCCGGTTCGACAAAGACAACCCAGCAAACTCATTCGGAACTTTCTGGCATGAGATCTCACACTCCTTTGATGCTTTCATCAAAACCTATATAAACTTTGATATCACCACACTCTTTGAAGGTATGACTGACTGGGATCGTGATATGACTCACGGTAAGCACGATGATTTCAAATACATCAGATGGCGTGAGAATAAGATGGCTTTACGCACAATCGCACCACACCTCAGAAAAGCATATGAGGAAAGGCATAAGATTGCGGAAGCTGACGCACTCAAATTCATCAATATACTCAAGCAACTAGTCATTCTTTACCGAATGTTGCAGAACATCAAAGATGGAGTGAAAAAGTAATCCACAGGTGTATAGCACACTGTCTACTATTTCATGTATAATTATGTTAGGGCATTTAGGTGCCCTTTAGTAATTAAGACCACTTACCTATGAAACGCATTTTTGGTGCCGTTGTAGGACTGGGAATTGTTATTGGACTGGGATATATACTACTAGGCAGTAGTACAATTGAGGTTACAAATGAACCGCAGACACTTGCGACATCAACAAGTGCAACTGTAGAAGAGGAGGTAGAACTTGATGTGATTGACTCGGCAACAATTGAGCTAGAGAGAATCAATCAAGAACTCGATGCTGAAGAGCAGAAGCTTCTACAAGAGATCGAAGAACGTAAAGCTCGACTAGAACGAATTAGAGAGACTCGTTCGTCTTTTTAATTAGCCCCAGAGCAAAGCGTGTTGCCGATGCCATTGTGCAAATAGAAACACAAGGGCACTGTAGCGCGAGAGGGGCGACAGGAGAAAAAGGGTGTTTCCAATTTATGGAAGGAACGTGGAACTACTGGTCAAAACACGTACTGGGCTACATCGAAGAGATGACACCAGTAAATGAACGATATGTAGCTCTGCATAAAATTCAATATCATATCAATCAAGGATATTCCGACAAGGAAATCGCACTGATATGGAATCAAGGAAACCCTAGCCCATGTAAGTCTGGAGTGAATAGTAAGGGTGTAAAGTATGACTCATGTCATTACGTCCAACAATTCGTTCTAGCAATGAGATAAGAAAATAGCCACCTCAGGTGGCTTTTCTTGTGTATGTTCTGATGGCGTGGCAGTTAGCACATACCAAGTCACACTTCGCTATCTCTTTAAGTATTGTCTCCCATTTCACCTCAAGCCCCACAAGATCAGATATGTTTTCTTTCTTGTCCTCGTCGGGTCTGTGGTCAAACTGCATCACATACGGAGGATAACAAGTATCACAGTCCAAGCATGGCCTGTTGGTCTTATAACCAGAAAGACGCGCCCAATTCTTATTACGCCGTTCCTTCTTCTGTTGGCGGTAACAATCCTTGCATACGCGTCTTCCTTTGTAAGTAGGCTTGTCTACACCTTTGCAGATGGGACATATCACCTATTAATTATACAGCTTTTTTAGCGTTAAAACGCAAGCTATATGATGTTGTGTGGGTAGCGATACCCTGCTCTTGTTCTTCTACTTCAAGGATTTTTAGATCCTCTTTCATTATCTGAGCAGCTTCTGAGTAAGTCCAGTTCTTCCGTCCAACCATCTTGAACGTACCAAACTCTGTCTTTTCAACATGCTCTTGCTGACCAAACTCTTCTTCGATTTCAGTCTTAATGACTTCCATCCTTGCTTTATCAGCCTTGATGCGGGATTGGAGTTCCGCGTACTCTTTAAGCTTCTGACTCATTTTGTTGGTTCTTATTCTTCCAACGCTTAGCTGCGCCTTTGCGACCAATTTCTTGAAAGTACGCCCGCCCGCGTTTCTTCATTGTGGCACCACCTTTGACTCCACCTCTTCGGTGATGGTCACTAATGATTGCTTGACGCTGCTCATCAGTTAGCTCAGGGATTTCGATTTCTTTTGCCATAATAGATAGTCCTCGCTAATTTCTTCAGCAGTATCTCTAATAATTTTTGCCATCCGGTCCAACTCCCACTCCTTAATATGTCGCGGGAACACTTCGACATGACCGGTAAGCCTGAGTCCTTTGTGAGATTCTTTAATAATCTGACCTCCGAACTCTACCTCTTTATCTATGTCCGCCCATTCCGTTTCCATCCACGTAAGCTGGATATCAGGATTGTACGTTCCATATTCTTCTCTCACTAACAATGAATATAGTGGGAGCTGTTTGTGCTTCCTCACCTTAACTCTATCCCACGGAGCTTTACCATTGTTACGAATACCTGTTTTGTATTCTTCAATGGCTTTTGTTTCAAGATTGAAGTCATCAAGGAAACCAAGCACTGGCACACCTTCGATTTCAACTAAAAGCTTATGCTCTGGATGAGTCTGTTGAGGAACTTTGCCTTTCACTGGAGCGAGCACTGGATGATCCCAGTTTCTATCTTCCAATGCACCTCCTACCTCATTACCGAACTCGGTATAAGGGGTGGAAAAATACGGTTCTTTAAGGTAGTACCGAAGTCGATACGCTTGCTTATCACGCAGCCATAGTTCCATAGCTGAGTAAGATAAATAATCCTTAGGTAAATGTATTTCAGACATATCCACAGTATAGCAGATTGACTGCCATATGCCATGCTGTATACTATCAGAAGTGGGGATAAACAACAACCATTAACAGACTTAAAGTCTAAACAAAAAAACATTATGTCACTACCAACAGATACTAAAGGTAAAGCAGCGGGAGCTGGTTACTTTAAAGCGGAGCAAGGTCAAACAGAGATCCTTATTGTAGGTCCAGTAGTAACTGGATATCAATACTGGAAGGCTGATGGCGCTGAACGCTCACCAGAAGTTTTCGAAGAACCACTCGAAGGAGTGCGGATGCGAGACAAAAAGGATAAAGACGGAAACGTCGTGGGCCAAGAACCTGAGAAACAACAATTTTACTGGGCGTTGCCTTTGTATAATTTCAAGACTGGAGTTTACGAACTTGCACAGTTTACTCAAAAGGGTATTCGTGATGAGCTTCTAGCACTTCAGAACAACGATAAGTGGGGTGATCCTACAGGGAACTACACCATCACTATTGATAAGTCAGGTGAAGGATTCAAGACTGAGTACAAGCTTATGCCTAATCCTAACAATGATGAGTCTAAGGCTCTCATTGCTGAAATTATGAAGGCATATGCAGTATCACCTATTGATGTTCACGAAGTATTATTTGGAGCAAGTGCGCCAGCAGAAGAGCAAACAGAACCAGCTGCTGAAACACCGGTAGCAGCGGAGCCGTCTGCTGCACCAGCTCCAGCTACTGAAGGAGCACCAGAGACACAATCTTAATCAACATCCCCACTAGAAAAGCCCCTTAATCGGGGGCTTTTTCTTTTACGTTGCAATCTTGGCAAACCACAGTCTTATCTCCGGGGTACACCTGTATGGTGTCGGTGATGTCATCACCACACTTATGACACTTAACTTCCTTTGCCATGATTAAATTTTTTAGGTAGCTGTGCGTAGCCAGCAATGTCATCCCAGTGGTCATCATATGTAGGCTGTCCAGCCATAATACGTCCTATCTTACCGAACATGTGATCGAGAGCTTCTCGGTGTATCAAATCTAGTTGCTGGTAGCCCGGCTCTTGGCGGATGACATCTTTCAATCCTTGAGACACTCTCGAGTTCACAATGAATGAACCGTGTGTAGAGTCTCTCTCATTAAGTAAAGCTTTTGTTGTTTTGTTTTTGTTTGGTTTTGGATCGCTCATACTTTTATTTCTATTTTACTAGTACCATTAATTTCACATACACAGTTTCTTCCTTCACACCAGCAAAGAACTGCGTCGCCATCTTTAATGGTGAATCCATCTCCGGGTGTACGTTGACCCATATCTGGATGTTTGTATTTAAACTTACCAGTCTCTGCCACTTTTTTAAGTAGCCTTCTCTGGTGTTCTAACACCTTACCTCCAACAACCTTCACCTCGATGACTGTCGAACGTGGCCAGTGTTTATAGAACCAGTCGATCACAAGACTATCTATCTTGGATTCTTTTCGATTCTTCCCTTTTGGTAATTCAGGTAATGTCATTGCTGGGGTTCAGGGAATCGAACCCCAATCTAGTGGCCCAAAACCACTCGTGCTACCGTTACACCAAACCCCAATGTGTGCCACACGGTGGAATCGAACCACCCTAGCCCGAAGGCAACAGTTTTACAGACTGCCGAACATCCATAGTCCATAGTGGGGCAGTGCTGGCTAGACAGGATTCGAACCTGTGACCCCCGCGTTAACAGCGCGACGCTCTACCGCTGAGCTACTAACCAATTATGAATACCGACAGCACTGGTAGGTGTTATCTGTCGGCACCGACTTACAGGGTCGAAACCCCTTTAAGCTAGTTCTATGAGGTCGGACTCCTTCCTAGCCGAGCCACATCCATACACTACCATGCACGTGTGACGCTTGTTGCGGATGTGGGACTTGAACCCACCGCTGCCGGTTATGAGCCGACCATGTTGACCTATTACACCAACCCGCAAGGAGTGGAGGGTGCATATCGCGCAATTGCTATCCCGGTGCCTGTATGCACACATTGACCCGGGGCTTAACCTCCGTATATAAACGTGACACTACTACCATGCCACTCTGTCTACTATAGCACAGTTTATTACTGACATGACTCACAAACCTCAGGTGTACTGTGAATAACTACCTTAGGTTCAAATGTGAAACCATTGTCTTCAAGTGAACGATAGTAGTCGACCTCGTTCTGTGACTTAGGTGTCACCTCTGTTTTATCACCTTGTGGTGATGTTCTTATATATGTTTTCTCAATTTGCATAGATTACTATTATATCAGATTAAAAAAAGAGCCAGCTTTCACTGGCTCAAATACCTTGTCGGGGGTATTAGTGGTGAAGTGAGCCGGGATTCCACCAGCACCTTTACCTTGTAAGGTAACGCTCTCTGATTGTTGAGCTACCACCTCATATCTCGTCTTTCCGAGCGTCAAGATTTACGATCACCTCCTTTCTCAGTAGCTTTATGGGCTACATAGCATGTTGATGAGCAGTATGCTTTATCACCAATCACGATAAGTGTATGTCCTAATATCTTGTGGACACACTGAGGATTTGAACACTGTGTGTCTTCTGTTACTTTTGCCATCGAACACCTCCTTAGTGTAGTCCGTTGGTGAGGGGGCACATACACATACCTGGGCGGACATATGGTCGTACCTTCCCCCGCACCAACGGAATACAGAACCGCTGATGTGGTCGACTAAGGTCTATACTCCGATGGAACGAAGTCTTTTCCTAGTTCGATGCTTTCATATACCATATTATCACATTTCCCTCCCAGCAAATTGTAGTAAATCACAGGCTTGAGGGCATTGATTCTACGGATTCGAGCCTTCATCTGCACGTAGTTACGCACACTATAGCTCTGACTCACGAAGATCATGCACGAGAACGAAGGTATCTCGAACCCTGCTCCCACACTTGACTGAATGATAAAATAACACTCGCTGCTATTCTCTGCATCCTTGATAACTCGATCCACGTCTTTAGTTCGTCCGTCAAGTATAAACGTCTGACGCTCCTTAGATAGTTTCTTGTAAAGTTCGTCGATCTGTTGTCGGTAATGAACCACGCAAACGACCTTTCGGTAGTTCTTTGATATCTTTGTAATCTCTTTATTCTTTCCAGCTTGCTCCAGAAGGTGGTCTTCGACAAACTGTTTTGCTGCTTCCCATTCTTCATTCTTTTCATATTTAGGTGGTTTAAGCTTAATAACTTTGTATGTCTCCGGAGGTAACTCGTCAACCATATCTTTCATTAAAGCTACCGTAGCATGTTTGTCGATCACAACTTGCATCATCTTCTGCCACCCGGCAACAGGCATGTAAGCCGGTCGCGGGAGGTATGGCATATTTTCTAGCTTGAAGTATTCACTTCGCCATTCTTTGAAGTCAATATATTTTCCAATGTAACAGAGTAAGGTATGTAGGTTCCATGGTGTAGAACGAACAGGTGTGGCTGTGAGAAGGAGGATATGAGCCTGAGGGTTCTGCCGGATGTAGTTGTACAGTTTATCGGCACACTTACTCCTTTTCTTTGGCACGAACAACGGACTGGCAAACGCGTCGGCTTCGTCGACCACAATGCACGTAGGATTGAAGGGTAGTGACTTTTTGAGTATTGTCTGTGGGGTGAAAATGGACGCTTGCGGAGTTCTCTCTCCCCAATCTCCCACAATCTGTTTGGGACAGAATATAACCGGGTTCCCTCCCCGGGAGCCTTGCTCAATCCATCGACCAGCCGTGTACGACTTACCAGTTCCCGCTTCGCAACAGAGCATCGCATGGTCATTGGTTGAGCTAAGAAATTTTTCTTGCCATTCATAATTCATATATTAATCTTCGTTATAAGGTTTCTTATACCTATTGTTTATATACTTCTCTATGGTTTCAACATAAAGTCTGTTGTACCAAGTTCTTGGACCTTCTTCTTCTGTCCAAGGTGCAGCAAGTTCTCTCAATTCCTCAAAAATTTCGCGACCCTCTTCTTCTTTTGCTGCTTCTATAGAAGCTTTAATACTAGGATGAGGTAGCCCACACAGACAACACACGAGGTGCTCAACTTTCTGACCACAAGGTGGATTGTCTGAACCCCAGCAGTGGGAGTGATCTATGTGGGAGTAACTCATACGTTCTTTAGGTAATGCTCAAGCGTATAAATCCAATCGACCTCATTCTGTCCACTGTTCCGCTTCTGATCCAGCAACCACTCAAGATAACCCGGGTCAGTAGCAGCGATATCAGCCAACATATTACCGTTGTACTTACCAAACTTCAGCTTAGCAAAGATCACTGGCTTACTTGATATCTCCATCAGTTCTTCAATAGATGGGTTTCCAAGTCGTTCTACGAGTGCATTGTATACCTCGACCAACACGGCAACATCACCGTCAGCGGTGTGGGCTACAGCGTTCTCCATTTCGATACCATAGTAGTATCGCAGGTACTGCATCCTGTGACTCTCCATCTCATCCATCTGGTCCAGCTTGTGTGACAGCTTCTTGGTGTCGATGTAGTCCTTGAATACCACACCTTCACGCTCGAGCATCATTATGTCGAATGGTGCGTTGTGGGCTACAAGAACGTACCCCTCGTCAGCATACTGCTTGAGTATGGTCTGCATCATAGAACCCTCAAAAGGTGCCTTGTGCTCAACCATCTTGTTGGTAATGTGACTCACCGCCATAGCTCCTACTTTAATAGGTAGTGGTGGCTTGAAGAACTCTTGTGTCATTGCACCATCAAGTGAGTATGCAACCTCACACAAACGATCCTCTTCTTCTAGTCCTGTTGTTTCTACGTCGAGAAATAGTAGTTTTTTTTCCATATAATTTTTCATTTTTAACGTGGGTTAGGTGCCACCAGTTACAATCAGGGCAGTGGTAAATCCGTAAGAATTCAGCCAGTTTAGTATTTCTACGTGTCTTCCTTCCTTTGGTTCGATGATTCTTCATCGTTTCTGCCCTTCTCTTGCTGTAGCATGTCTTCCCACTAGTCGAGCATATTTCCATATCATTCTAGCTCGCCCAGTCTTTTGTTAAACGCAAACGTGATGAAGTAATCATCCGCGTTTTTGTCTCTAATAAATTTTAGGTACCAAGTATCTGACACCTCGTTCAGTTTGTTCCCTGCGTATTTACCTCTTTCAAAGATAACGTCTGCTGTCGAGAACGGCTTACGCTTCCCACTCTCGTCATACACTATCTCTTCTGTGTCCCAGTCGATAGTCGCCCAGTCGTCACCTTTGTCGATTAAGCTAATCATTTTTTATCTAAGTAATTAGCGTAATGTCTTTCTACCTCTTGTAAGACTGTCATCCATAAGACCTCACCTCCAGAAAGATAACTTACACCATGCCAATTATCTTCATAAGTGTTCATTTCAAAATCATCTTTGAAACGTGAATCTTCGTCATCTTCTGGAACTCTAACCCAAAACTCAATTTGAGTTGGTTCAACAAACCTATATGTCTCATACTCAAATGTTACTTTATACTCAAAGTATTCTTCTTCAGCATCAGAACGATCTAAGTCAACTGAAATGTCAAAGTTCCTAAAACAACCATAATCTTCAAAACTAAGAATACTTTGAATCGTATCTGTAGTTTCTTTCATAAAGTCTATTTGTGGCATACTAGAAATCCTTACCCTCACCAACATCTTCGACCTCCAGACCTTGTTCGCGCCACATTTCTATGACAGCTGGTCGGTCATCAATAACCTTAATGATGTCGTATTGTTTGAGGTATTGCTTATAAATGTCAAACTTCACTTCGGTGTCTGGTCGCTTGTCTCCCTTGCGACGCATAATAAGATGAGTATAGGAGTCCATACCATTGTCCCGCAACCACTGCTCAGTAACTTCTCTATAATCCTCCGGTCGAGCAGAAACGAAGAGTAGCTGTGCGTCGTGTGCCTTAGCATCATTGAGCGCATTTTTGTACACATCCTTGCGTGGTGTGTCTTTATCCATCTCAGAAAAGAATCCTTTCCAGTCCTTCTTCTCACCTTGAAGATGGTGTAGGCGGTGCTTACAGTCGGCAACAGTACCGTCGATATCACAGACCACGATCTTATCGAGGTTTAAGTGATCGTACTGCACTGCCATATTCATAATGACCGCTTTGCCAACAGGGTTCTTATCTGTACGTGCTGCGTCGCGAGTGATGCACTCGGTAACATCTGTCTCCTTCATCATGTCTATGATCTCGAACTTAGCTCCGAACTGCTGAGCCATCATCTTCCACATCTCTATGTGCTTATCACCAAGATTAGTGTCATCGACAATGACGTTCTTGTCTTGCTGGAGTAGGTTCGCTACCAACATCTGTGCAGCGTCTACTGTCACACCTTCACGCTTGCCGGTCCAGATATTGTGGTGCAGCATCTCTCGAAGTAGGTCACGGTTTACTCGATAGAATTCTCCACCACCTTTTATAATTTCTTTTGCTTTAGAAGACTTGCCGGATGCTGGGAGTCCTCGCATTGCTACTAGTTTCATGATTGGATTGCTGATTTAATCTCGTTAATTTTCTCCAAACACTCTTCCATCGCTCCGTGGTCGAACTTAGACTCGTTGATAACGAACTCTTTCCAACCTTCATCACATGAGTAACAGTCTGGGAAACTATCATTCCATGGTGACGGACATGAGCATCCGGAATCGAATCCCCAGATTACTTGACCTTTACGATTGATAGAGATTCGTTCTTCATCGAAGTCCCAGTCAGCTTGCACTGATGGTTTTTGTCTGTCCAATAGAAGTACCACAACATGGTCTTCCATCTTTACACCTTCAATGTGATTGTAACCACCAAGATTTGTCTTGAATGATTCTGGAATTTTTTCCCAGTTTTCTACAATGTATTGTACGTCTTTTGAGATGTCCATATTAGTTTGACCTGTCGGCAACAGAAATGTCACCAGACAATTTATCCTTATAAATCTGTACCGCCTTCTTCAGTGCTACTCTCTTGAGTGACTTGAAGTTCACAGTACCCACCTTCTTCGCAATCTCCCAGATCTCTTCGGTCAGCATGTCGTGATATGCAGTGTTGGTGATACGTGGGATGTGCTTGAGGTCAAGCTTCTCATCAATCTCAGGCTGCAACTTGTGCATGATCTTCTCGATACGAGCAAGAGTCATGTACTTGTTCACAATATACATCTCCCAATATGTGTCTGAGTGCTTGTTGTTGCCACCAAACGTGACACCATTGTCTTCCTTAAATGCTTCTGTCACGATCTTAGCGTGGTTGTGATTACCAAACTTATCTCGAAACTCTTCATTCTTGAGCACGATACCTTCACCCTTGTCTCCTAGAGCTGATAGACCAGCAAGAGCTTTGATGACAAGAAACTCTTCTTCTGTTGGATTAGTCCAAGAACCATGGTACTGAGGTGTTTTGAATCCATACCTATCAGCTATTTCTTTAATAGCTTCACGAGACATAAACTCTTCTCGCTCATCTTCTGTGAGATTAGGTTCACGTAAGGTTGCATCAAACAAGTAGAACTGTTTGTAAGCTGTCTCATTGTAAGAGATAGTGTGCCTTACTAACCATTCACCATATATGCGCATCATTGGGTGTTCGGAGAATAGTTTTGTAATAGCTGGATCAGCCTTACAGTATTCAACGAAGCCATTAAAGCCTTCAGTGATACGTTGGTTACGAGTACCAAACTGTAACTCACCTTCCTCTAACCATATTTGTACGTTCGAACCGTCAAGCTTTTCCTCAACGTGAACTGTTCCGAAGAGGATGCCGTCTGTCTCATCTTTTCCTAGTCTATGTACCTTTGGGTACTTCTTAAAGTTCATAACTAATCTAATTTACTTAACGCTTCTTCTAACATTTCGTTGTAGCAAGTACCACCATTGTAATACCGCAACTTATAATCTATGGTTCCATCTTCAGCTACAGTTGCTTCACACAAATCTTGATCTTCTTCGATATTACTGTCCTTCAAAATCTTAAACAGTTTTTTATTTGCGTAGACATAATCACCGCCCCACTTCATTTCCTTTGAACCAAATTCGTAATCTTCTGTTAGTTCTTCAAAAGAAATTCCGGTTTGCTCTGACAATTTGTTAACTTTCTGCTCAAAAGTTTCCTGTTCTTTGCAAATCTCTTTAATTTTACCTACTCGAAATTCTGTTTCACTCATAAATAATTGTTAACCTTTAATCATTATTGCTTCACCTTGCTTAAATCGAGCACCACCCATTTCACCAGCTTTTGGTCCCTTGCCACCTATTAGAGATACACAAAGGTACTCCACAAGAGTCTTAGGATTTATATATTTCCATACACTTGTCACAATCCATGGATTATTTTCTGGGTCTTTGATAGTTCCTCCTATTTTAAGCATGTTCACTTCTTAACTACTAATACTTTTATTGTAGCACACTGTGTGCTAATGCAAGTGAGTTATTCACCTTTGATGGCTTTCATGGCTTCACTATATGTAGCCAGCCCACCATACATCTCACCCGACAAAGAACGTGCGTAGTGGTCCAAGAATCTGAATACTTGATTCCTACTCTTCTCATTCTTAATGAGCCATTTGTATTGTAGTCGGTAACACTCCAGCTCTTGTTCATAACGGAACTCAGGGTCAGCAAGATATTTCTTCCACCACTTATCAGGTCCACCAAACTCTTCTTGCTGGACTGTGTGATGTGACTCGTGAGCAATTAAGTCTTCGGTCATCATCCCACTATGTGTAGTAATCAGATCACCGTAAGTGAAGATAACATCAGACTCCCAGTCGACATCAAACTTTTCCTTCACTGCATCAAGGATCCATTGCGGTGGTTTTTTGTTTGAGATTTGTACTACTTTCATATATCACAATTTTCTAACTGCTCGGCAACACAATATGCTTCCAGTTTCTTATACTCAATATCATTTGCTCTATCAAGCTCTCTGTGAAGAGTTGTTTGAATATTTTGAACACTGAAGAATATAAATGCCAGCCAAACTGCAATCCAAAATGTTCCAATATTTACTACTTCAATTTTTTTTGCCATAACTATTTATCTTCCTCATCTGTCTCATAATCATCTTGTTCGACCTTCTTTGGTGGGTCTATTCTTTTCACAATATCACGGAGGTTAGTGTCAGCTATACTCCATGACTTCGCTTGGTTTTCATGCTCCGCTTCGTTCAACTTCACGACACCGATAGCCGACAACACACTCATGCCACGCTCCACTGCTGTGTGGTGAAGACCGGTGTAAGCAGCAATGTTACGTGCTGTCGCTTTGAATGTCTTAGTGGTACCAGTGATGTATGACTCTTCTAGTGCCAACACTGCATTGAAGTACGCCCGACGCTTATCATCTGCAAGGCTGTAACCAATCCATTCGATAGCGGTGCGGAGGTCAGACGGCAACACTGTCTCACCTGTCTCAGCATGGTGCATAACTGTGAACGCTTTAGCGACGTTAGTCAGCTGCTTCATTACACGGAATGGCATCTCTGAGACTGGGAACTCGGAAACAAAGTGCTCTCTATCATCTGTAATAACTGGTGTACGCAATCGTGTACCAGCTTTAGAGATATTTAGAATCGCTTGCATGGTTTCGTCGTCCACCTCAATCTTTGTTGGATCTACCTTCGGCATTATCTCAGAGAAATATTTACCGTATGCAAGCTTCAGCTTCTCATCCATATCTCGAGCAGCAAAGTTATTGCTCATCACGAATTCAACAGCTTTGTCTTCATCCATTGCCTTCATTCTATAGTTGATGAAACGCTCACCCATGTCGGCAACCTCACTGAAGTGACGATAGATTGCTGGAGTAGAACCGGCAATCATACCAGCATGACCTTCCCATGTGATACCTTGACCACCAGATTTACCACTAGCCTTCGTCATACGTCCGTCATAAATCATACGGAACTGTGCGAGAATGGCGTTGCGGTCTTCACTATTTTTAGAGAAGAGCACAGTGAGGTCATCCATAGAGATGATGCCACTCGCTCCCTTCTTAATCTTAAAGATAAGTGACTGATTCTCTCCGTTACCACTAATGAAAGTGTTGGCGGTGAGGTCGTCAATCTGTAAGAACAGCTCCGGATTAGCTTTTGCAAGCGGTCGGATGTACTGAGACTTACCACCAGATGATGGACCAATGATGGTCAGCCATACTGGATCACCTATCTTTTGACTATTAGCAATAACAGACGCGAGCATAGTATCAACGAGGTTGGTGTCCTCTATATATAGAACTTTTTTCAGCTCGTTGTGTA